GGTAAGCCTGTAAGACTTCGCTACCTCGCCCTTCATCAGCCAACCAGTCCGTATCCCACTGATGATCCCACCTAGTATGCGCTTAGGCGCTACATCGGTGCTTTTCAGGATCTCGTCATAGGTGAACGCCCCGCCGTTGCTCTTGGCATAGGCCAGGATCAACTCTGTCGGCTTAGGTCCAGAGGGCTTTGCCTTCTTCTTCTTAGCCTTCTTCTTTGGCGCTGCCTTAACCACCCTGCGAGTCTTTCTTTTCGGAGGGTTGAATGCCTCCTCGTCAAAGATAGACGGCCTATCCTCAGCGACACCAGATGTTTGCTCGACAACCTCTGTGCCGTTGTGGGCGTAGGTCGTCACAGCATTGTTCTTCTTGGGGCTTAGCCCCTCGTCGTCCTTAATAGCCACCCTGCCTATAGAGGTAAGCTGGCGATCACGTTCTTGCTTTGTGTAGAAGTCGCGACCCTTCAGTTCAGGGCTAGCGTGTTTGCCCCAGGTGCCTTTTACGGTCAGGTTGGCTGGCGCTGAGTCGGACGGGTAGATCCTACCCATGCTCCCAAAGCTTCCACACCTGACGCATCGAACGTCTCGAAAGCCAGACTCCTTGCTTCTGTCATACAGGGCTGGCTTGGTGAAGTAGTCAAACTCGGCACCACATCTGGCAAAGCCACACTTCATTGGATAAAACGGCAAAGCTATCCTCCTACTCTGGACAGGAGTGTTGCCACGTCGGCAGTCCCGCCAGTTCCGCTAGTGTTAGTCGGTCCAGCCAGAGGCTGTCCCTCTGCACCCATGCCGCGACCCTCGACGTTCTCAGGGGTCACGCCGCCGCCAGCCGTAGCGCCAGCGGTGGGCGCTGCTGCTGCCTGAAGCGCCGCTAAAGGCTCCATGAGCATTCTCTTGTCCTGCTGCCAGATGGAGAAGGCTCTCTCTATGAATGTAGATATTGTATCCGGCCCAGTTAGGCCAGCCTGAACCAGAGGAATCAGCGAATTAACTGTGGCGCTGATGGTATTCAGAAGCCCCATAAACGCTTGCTGCTCTGTTCCAGGGTCTTTGCCTATGGTGCTGCCAGCCTCAACCCTAACGTCGTACATACCAGCTATATCGCCTGGGTTTAGGGTTACGAACTCGTTTTCACCAGAGGGGCCAGATATGCGGAGATACCTGGGTTCATCCCAATACTGACGAATGATCGACAGAACGAGACGGCCTATGTTCTCTAGGAATCTCTCGACAGCACCAAGGCGGATTGCAGACCTGTTGGAAGACCCCTGTGCTGCGATAGCAACCTCAGTAGCTGTAGTGCCCTTTCTTCCGACACCACCGCGCTGATACACATCAACGCCGCTGATTTCGTACATGAGGCGCTGTAGCCCCTGCATTACCGATGTTGTGGTGGACGGCGGGGGTGCCTCAGGAAGCAACATGATTGCGTTCCTGATGTCGCCCACGTTAGCGGGGATCTCGGCAACCTCCATGTTGTTGTCTGACTCAAGGAGTGCGGCGAGAGATCCGTCCTCTAGTATCCCCGGCAAGCCAACCCACTTCCTGCGGGAAGAAATCTTGTGGTGACGAAGCAGATGTGACCACTCCTCATTGAGCCTATACGAGATGTCCCGTATTGAAGCTAGGTCTGAAACCTCTGTTGAGTGCATCCTGCCAGGAACCCTTGTGAACTGTAGAGTCCTGTACGGGTAGCCCCTAGTATTGAGCGGGTCGTTTATGTGACGTATCACGCTCTCCTGCGGCTTCATAAACTCTTGCTGCTTAGTCATCCACAGTATGCGGCGTCGAAGGCCCTTTTTAGTCTTGTGCCAGTACCTTATCTCGTACACCGTCACGAACTCTGGATCGCTCTCATACTCGTGCATGCGGTCCATCGCAGACCCTGAGTAGCCACTAGGAAGAGTCTCTGTGAGCCAAGCGTCTGGCGTTAGCTCTTTAGGAATGGAGAACCTGTCGTCTGACTGAAGGTCATCTATCCGCACAGTCAGTCTCTCCGCTATCCACGGACACTTCTGGATGTCTGAGTACCCAGGGGGTGTCAGGATATTCCATGGCGGAATCCTGTCTATCGTCGGGTTATCCTGAGGGCCGTCATCGAACGGTATCTCCTCCTCTGCCATGATCCTGCGAAGCTCTCTAGCTTCAAACTCGTCTAGCTCCCCATCTGCCTCCTCACCCTCTATCTGATCTGGTCCTGTTTCATACTCGTCATCCATCAGGAACGCGCCAGAGGGATCGTACCCAATCTTCGCAGTTCCGAAGTTGAACAGTAGGGAGTCAAGAACTACGTCCTGAACTACTGACTTAACGTCTATCTCTCTAAAGACATAGTTGACGGCGCTCTCGGCTAGCTTGGCGCTATCCTCGTCACCGGGTCGCCTGGGCAGAAACCGAACGTATGGTTCTGCCGATATGATGTTTGGAACTAAGACGTTCGACGTAGCCAGAAGGAAGTTGAACGTAACGTCGTCGTCTCCCCCCATGCTTAGGTTGTCGTAGTCTCTTTCAGCTACAAAGTCGTTTAGAACCTGTTTCCATCGTGGCAACAGGTTCTCCTCTAGCCTTGTCTCGGCTGAGTCCACCCTCTCTTGCCACGTTAAGATTTCTTCGTCGCTTATCTTTAGTTTTTTTACAGCCATACTGATAGCCTACTTGACAAGATGATTGAAATGCACGTTCATATGGTCAAACCATACCGCCATTGGCGGAAAACGGGAGAGGTCTAGATGCAAACAGACGCCACCGACACACCTTCTGACGAGATCCAAAGTGATACCTCGTTTGACGGAATCGGCGCTTCGGCTACCGAAGGCGTTGAGGAAGATTATCAGGACGAACCACAAGAAGTAGACTACTCAGAAAACCCCATGGCTTTCTTCGATACTAGGGATGATATTCCTAGCGATGTCAAGGAAGCCGTACAGCGGGGGTTTCTGCGTCATTCAGACTACACAAGGAAGACGCAGGCAATCGCGAACGAGCGACGACGCCTAGATGACCAGCGATCAGTCGTTGATCAGATCATCCTTGAGAAGTCTGAGGCTAAGAAGCAAGCAGAGAAAAAGCCTGAGGAAGCCCCGCCAGATTTGGCAAATGGGGCCAAGCCTGAGGACATAATCGTTTACTACGTCAACAAGCAGGTAGAACAAAAGCTGGCTGCTCTAGGCGTAAATGACAAGCTTGAAAATCTGGCACCAATGGCGCAGCAACAGAAGGTAGTTGCCTCTTATCAGAAGTTCGCGGCTGCTAATCCCGGCCTTGATCACTCGTCACTGGCGGGTGCTGTGGGGCACATCCTTGACACCGATCCTGATCTAGCTGACCTCGCAGAGGTCAATCCTGATCGTGCTGTAAGACTCGCAGCAAGAGTGGCTCAGTCGAGCCGCAAGTCTGCGAAGAATACGGCCAAGTCTAAGAAGCGAAAAGAAGCCGCTCCTGTTGCCACTAGGCAAGGTTCTGTTGTCAGAAAAGGTAGGCGTGAAAGCCCGCTTGAAGCTGCCACCAGAGCGCTGAAGGAGCAAGGCTCAACATTTGGCAACTAAGGAATAAACAATGCCAGCTAATACAATTGCAAACCTTGCACTGGATCGTGTCTATTCGACTACGATGCATGTGCAGCGGGACACTGTGGCGATGGAAATCGTCCAGGCTAACCCGCTTCTTTGGCACTTTTACCGCCAGGGTGCTGTCCAGTACCAGGGTGGAACCGAGTGTCGCCTCCCCGTAGTCCTTCAAGAGTCGCAGAACGTGGGTGCTATTGGCACCTATGCCACGTTCTCAACCACTCCAGAAGACGGCCCTGATACGGCTCGTTTCCCGACGTGGTACAAGAACCGCTCGTCTGTTGTCATTGACAATACCGAGCTAGCTCAGAATCGTGGTCCTCAGCAGATCGTGAACCTTCTGCAAGCCAAGCTTGCTATCGCGAAGATCAGCATGATCAACGACCTTAACCGCCAGCTTTATGCTGATGGTGGCGCTCAGACGGTTACGGCTGGAGTAAACACGCTTGAGCTTAACGGCTTGCGCTCTATGATTGAGTTTACCGCAGCAGACATCACCACTGCTGGTGGTCAGGGTCTGGCTGGACAGACTGGCGTAGGCGGCATTAGCAAGCGTAACGCGGCATACGGTCCTAACTGGTGGAACAAGTACGGAGCCATTACTTCCTTTGGCGCTGATGGTCTGGATACATGGGAACAGGTCTATATGGACTGCTCTGCCAAGGGCACCCACCCAGACATCATCATCTGTGATCCCCAGGTGTATCGCTTCTTCAAGCGGCTTGTTGCGCCTAACCAAGAGGAGCGCGACAAGGCTCTCTGGGACCAAGGCTTCCAGAACCTTCTCTTTGAAGGCACCCCCGTTGTGCCTGACGAGGAGTTGACCAATGGCGAGGCCTTCTTCCTCACCACTACTGGTAAGCGAGCCGTCAGTGACTTCAACCTGAAGCCGGAATACTTCTCAGTTCCTGGGAAGAATCCTCTGGTCAAGGGCGCAGCCACTGGTATCGGCATGCAGCTTGCTATTCTTTCTAGCGATGACTTCAGAATGACGGATTTTATGACTCCGCCTAACTCTGACGTTATTATCGCGCATACCTACTTCACTGGTATGCTCACCACGTCGAGCATGGCTCGCCAGGGCTGCACCAATTTCGGTGCTGGCGCTGTCCAGTTTTAAGCTGAGAAAGGAGACATTAAAATGTCTGGAACTATGTTTGGTGGATCAGCTTTTGCGTTGGACATCGGTGTTCGGAACGACACAGGTGGCACAGTCGTACCCGGCGAGATCCTTATGGTTGATGCTAGAGCTACAACTGATGATGGCTTTCTTGCGGTTTACCCAGAAATGGGTGGTACGGAGATTGGCGCTCACACGATCCAGGGAGTTGTCCTTGGTCCTGATGGTCATGTCTTTGACGATCAAGCCGAGTTGCTCATTCGAATCCTTGGTATTGCTGACGTTATTGTAGGCACTGGCCTTAGTGTCGCTGTTGGTGAACTTGGTCGAAGCGCTGACTCCGGTGCCGCTACTGGTGCGGGTCGGTTGCTTGCCTCTCTGGCAGCAGAGAACACAAGCGCCTATTCGGAGCGTCGTGTCACCTCTAAGTTTATTGTCTTGGAGGCGGTCACTTCCGCAGCCGCAGGCGAAACCGCAAGGTGCTTGGTCAAGGGCATTTAATAATTAACGTGTGTGCGGAGGGGGCTTATGCCCTCTCCGTAACACAGCTAGGAGAATTGAAATGGCTGTAGCAGCACACGTTAGCCGGGTGGCGAAGGAATACGCTCCCCACGGCTATTCGATTATGGAAGACGTTACCTACGCAATTACAAACGCCACAGCGGCTGGGTCGCAACGACTTGGGTATGTAGAAGATGCGGGCATTTATGTTGAATCCGCACAACTTTTTATTACCTCTGGAGCGGCAGATGGCTCTAACACCCTGGGCTTTGAGCTTCAGTATGCTGATAACGACGGAAGTTATACCAGCGCAACCGATATAGTTGCTGTGGTTCAAACGTCTACGCTCGCAAACAATGTTGCCAACAACCTAACGATTGTTGGTGCAGTTGTTCCGAGCGATAAAATATTGTCGGCGGTGTGGTCTGCCGAAACAGGAACAGCGGTTCCCGCAGGAATGTTTCTCAAGCTCCGTATTCGCCGCAAGGCATAGTCGCGTACTGACCACGCGATAATTCTTGGGGGGTCGTTTTGAACCTACTGGATCTCAGGACGGCCCTTCAAGAGCGGCGTGAAGACTTCTCTCAGTCTAGCGCCAAGCTCAACAGGCGTATTAACCAAGCCTACCTAGACATATGCTCTAGGCGTAAGTGGGGCTGGTTGCGCCGTACCTTTACGATCCAGACCTTCGGTACTGAGACGTATACGGTAAATGTTACACAAGGTAGTCGAACCGTTAATGTAACAAGCACACTTCCTACTGTAGTCAGGACAGTGCGCGACAAGCGCATAGAGATAAACGGTCAGCGATACAGGATCAGGGACGTAGACTTTGAAGCAGCGGTTCCTCCGCCCACCGAGGTCTGGTATCTAGACAGGCCGTTTGTTGGCTCTACCGCAGTGGGTCTGACTGCCACCGTCTACTATGACGAGGTGGCTCTGCCTATTGGTGCAGAGAGAATCGTGAAGGCGCACATAGTTGGCGACACTACGGTTGTTCCTGGGCATGAGGCTGACACGTCTACCGGGAACCTAGGCACAACAAACCTCATCGGTATATCTCCATCAGACATGTCTCTTAGAGACTTGAACTCTACTGGTAGGCCAAGCAGATATTCGGTGATGAGGAAGTCGCCAATACCTCCGCCTGTTGACGCGCCTACGACAGCGGCGGGGCACCCAAACTCTACTGCGGGGTTCCTTGAGAACGACGCAACGTATAGATACTGGACAACAAATCTGGACGTAAAGTCTGGTGCTGAGTCTGCGTTAAGCCCTGAACTGCGCTTCGATGCTACGACGACAGGAGATTCGGCGCGG